CTCACGCACATATTTTTCTCGGGGTCAGAAATCCTGAGCCGAAAGGTTCGAAACGATGGAAAAACCGATCGAGACGCAAGACGATCCAAAGGGCCCGGGCCGACCACCCTACAAGCCGACGATCGAGGGTCGTCGGAAGGTTGAGCAGATGAAGTTCTGCGGCGAATCCGACAACGTCATTGCCCGGGCCCTTGGGATCGACCCCGAAACCCTGCGCAAGCACTTTGCCGACGAGCTCGCGGATGGCCACGCCCAACGGAAGGCCGAACTGGTCGGGCTGCTGTTCGACGCGGCCCGCAAGGGCAACGTCTCGGCGATGAAGCGGTTGGATGACATGGGCCGCGCGGCCGGCGCAGCCGAAGCTGTGTCCCGCCGAGCGGCGGCTGCGCCCAAGCTCCCGAAAAAGGAGCAGCAGCAGCAGGCGGCCGAGAATGTCACCGGCAAGTTCGCCCCGCCGGCTGCGCCGAAGCTGGTCGTCAGTAACGGATGACCCCCTGGTCTACAGCCTGCGTCGACTGGGCTGAACGGATCGTTTCAAGGCGGAGCCTGATCCCGGCGCCGCTGTTCGCTGACGAGGCGGCGGAGGCCCTGGCGGTCTTCAAGTCGCTGCGGATGGTCGACGCGCCCGGCCAGCCGACATTCGGAGAAGCCTGCGAGCCCTGGGTCTTCGATTTCGTCTCCGCGATCTTCGGGGCCTACGACGCGGAGACGGGCAAGCGCCTGATCCGCGAGTTCTTCCTGCTGATCGCGAAGAAGAATGGCAAGAGCACGATCGCGGCCGGGATCATGGTCACGGCGCTGATCAGGAACTGGCGGCACTCGGCGGAACTGCTGATCCTGGCGCCAACGCTGGAGGTGGCAAACAACGCTTTTCACCCGGCGCGCGACATGATCCGGGCCGACGAGGAGTTGGAGGATCTGCTCCACATTCAGGAGCATACGCGGACCATCACCCATCGGGTGACGAGGGCGATGCTCAAGGTCGTTGCGGCCGACACGGACACGGTGTCGGGCAAGAAGGCCGGGCACATTTTTATCGACGAGCTCTGGGTGTTCGGCAAGAAGCCAAGGGCCGACGCCATGCTTCGGGAGGCGACGGGAGGCATGGTCTCCCGGCCCGAGGGCTTCGTGATCTGGGCGACAACCCAGTCGGACGAGGAGCCGGCCGGCGTCTTCAAGACCAAGCTGGACTACTTCCGCCAGGTGCGCGACGGCACGATCGACGACCCGAAAAGCCTGCCGGTGATCTACGAGTTTCCGGCGGCGATGATCGAGGCGGAAACCTATCTCGACCCGCGGAACTTCTACATCACCAACCCGAACCTCGGGAAATCGGTGGACCGGGACTGGCTCCAAGACGAGCTGAAGAAGGTTCTGGACGCGACAGGCGGAGAGAAGCAGGTCTTCCTCGCCAAGCACCTGAACATCGAGATCGGCCTGCGGCTGGCCAGCAATCGGTGGGCCGGGACGAACTACTGGGAAGATGCGGGCGACCCGACCCTGACGCTCGACGAACTGCTCGAGCGGTCAGAGGTCTGCACCGTCGGAATCGACGGCGGCGGACTGGATGACCTGTTCGGGCTGGCGGTGCTGGGGCGCTGCAAGACGACGCGGAACTGGCTGCTCTGGACGCGGGCATGGGCGCACGATGACGTGCTGCGGCGCCGAACGGACATCGCGACGAAGCTTCTGGACTTCCAGCGCGACGGCGATCTGGTGATCAGCTCCGATCCGCTGGAGCCGATCATTCAGGCGGCGGAAATAGTCGAGCGCGTGGCGCTGGCGGGGCTGCTACCGGACGAGAACGCCGTGGGTCTGGACCCGGCTGGCGTGGCCGCGCTGGTCGACGAACTGGAGGCCCGAGGCATCGGAGTAGGGATGCAGGTCGCGGTACGGCAGGGGTTCGCTCTGTCGCCGGCCTCGTGGGGCTCTGAGATCAAGCTCAAGAACAAGACGTTGCGGCATGGCGCCCGGCCGATGATGGCCTGGTGCGTCGGCAACGCGAAGGTCGAGGTCCGGGGCGGCGCCGTGGTTATCACCAAGCAGTCTGCGGGCCGGGCGAAGATCGACCCTCTCGTGGCGGCATTCAACGCGATCATGCTCATGAGCCGGAATCCGGAGGCCACCGCGCCCCTCGACATCATGGCGATGATCGCCTGAACTGAAGGACAACCTGAAATGACGGTCATCTACAAGGCCGCCGTCAATGTCGGCGATGGGCTGGAATTTGTGCTGTCCGACGCGACGGTGGATCGCTACGGCGACGTCGTTGAGCCGGACGGCTGGGACCTGAAGAACTTCAAGAAGAATCCGATCGCGCTGTTCAGTCACAACGGTAGCTTTCCGATCGGCCGCTGGAGCGACCTGCGCGTCGAGGCCGGCAAGCTGATCGGCCGGCTGAACCTGGCCAAGCGCGGCACAAGCTACCGGCTCGACGAACTGATCGGACTGGTCGAGCAGGGCATCCTGCGGGCGGTGTCGGTCGGTTTCCGACCGCTGAAGTCCGAACCGCTAGACGCGGAGAAGCCCTACGGCCCCCAAAGGTATCTCCGACAGGAACTCCTTGAGACGTCGCTGGTCAGTGTGCCGGCGAACCCGGCGGCCATCGCTCTGGCGAAGTCGCTGAACGTCTCTGACGAAATCATGACCCTGGCCTTTGGCGAGCAAGCCGAAACGAGGCGACGGGACATGGGCCACGGCGAGCAAGCCGACAGTCGAAAACAAGAGGCCGTCGCCTCGCAAACCAAGAAAGCCACGATCATGAAGACCATCTCCCAGCGCGTCACTGAAGCCAAGGACGCTCTCGTCGCCAAGCAAGCTGTCCGCGACGGCCTGCTCAACGCCGACGCCCTCGATCACGACGCCATCGACGCGGCGAACGACGAGATCGAAACCCTCGAGCGCGATGTCGCCGTGCTGGAGCGCAGCGAGAAGACCGTCGCCAAGACGGTCGGCGCCAACGTCAACCGCCAGCCGCTCGGTTTCAAGGCCGAGAAGCTCGACGGTCTGGACCTTCTGGTCCGCCGCGCCGTCGTGCATGGCGTCGCTGCCGTGTCTGGCGGTGGCACGCCCGACCCCGAGACCGTCAAGCGCGTTCTGGAGCAGCGCTATCCTGGCCACGACGAAGCCACCCACGAGATCGTCACCCGCGCTGCCGCTCCGCTGGCCACCACCGGAACTTCGGGCTTCGTCTCGCAGCTGGTACAGTCGACCTGGTCCGGATTTCTGGATGCCCTGCGCGGCCCGTCGGTCTATCCGGACCTGCGCGACCGCGGCTACGGCGTCTCGTTCGACGCCGCCGGCACCGCCTACCTGCCGCAGCGCACCGGCAGCGGCGCCAACGGCTCGTTCTTCGCGGAGGGTTCGCCCATCCGCGTCGGCCGTATCACCGTCGCTGCCCCGACGTTCACCTCGCGCAAGATGGGCGTGATCATCCCGTTCACCCGCGAGGCGGCCCGTCGTTCCACCCCGCAGCTGGAGGGCGTCCTGCGCCGTTCCATCGTCGAGGACACCGCCGTCACGCTCGACGGCATCCTGCTCGACGCGACAGCCGGCGACTCCATCCGCCCGGCCGGCCTGCTGTACGGCGTCTCGGCCGCGGCCACCGGCTACGGCGGCGGCGACTACACCGCGGTGAAGGAAGACTTCAAGGCCCTGCTGGCGCCGTTCATCGCGGCTAACGCGGCGGACAACATCACCGTGATCATGAACCCCGCGCAGGCGCTGGCCATCGGCATGATGGACGGCCCGGACAACAACAGCGCATGGTTCCAGGCGATCTCCAGCCGCGTCAACATCGTCGAGTCGACCAACGCCACGGCTGGCCGCCTGGTCGCGATCCGCAACACCGACTTCGCCACCGCGCTGGGCGACATGCCGGAGTTCGAGGTCAGCAATCAGGCGACGATCCACATGGAAAGCGCCTCGCCGACGAACGTCATCACCAGCAGCGCCGCTGCCGCCGGTGAGGTTCAGTCGCTGTGGCAGACCGACTCCAGCGCCCTGCGCATGGTCATGGACGTGAGCTGGACCATGGCCCGCAGTGGCATGGTGCAATGGATCGACACCACGTCCTACTGAGGCGTCGACCTGACCTGACAGACGGGCGCGGGGCTGGCGACGGCCCCGCGCCCTTTCCTTACCGGCTAGAGATTCACGAAAGGACTACCCCATGGCCCTTCGACGCTTTGTCGTTCCGATCACCGTTGATGGAAGCGGTGATGCGGAGGTCTACAGCCCGACCCTGTCGGGCAAGCTGATCTCGTTCAACTACATCAAGGACGATTTCGCGGGCGATGACCTCGCCTTCACCATCACGGCCGAAGACAGCGGCGAAACACTGTGGGCCGAAGCGGACGTCAATGCGTCCGCCACCCGCTATCCCCGCGCCCCGCTCCATTCAACGACCGGCGCCGCGGCCCTCTACGCCGCTCTTGGCGAGGCCGTGAACGGTCGGATCTCGCTGTCGCAGGACCGCGTGAAATTCGTCATCGCGGGCGCCGGCGACACGACCAGCGGCGCCTTCCACATCACCATCGACGGCTAGAGCCTCACGGCTAGAAAGGACCATCCCATGGCCATCCGCAAGTTCACGGTGACTCCGGTCACCGGCACCGCCACCGCCACCGCCTACAGCCCTTATCTGTCTGGCTATATCGAATCCATCGAGTACGTGAAGGCGGGATCGGGCGGCTATTCCGACGGCGTCGACCTGACCGTCACCGCCGCGGCGACGGGCGAAGCGATCCTGTCGCTGACCGACATGAATGCTTCGGTCGTGAAGCGGCCCCGCGCCGCCACCCATTCGACGGCCGGCGTCGCCTCGGTCTACGCCTCGGGCGGCACGGCGGTGAACGACCGCATCGCGCTGGCCCGCGACCGCGTGAAGATCGCCATCGCTCAGGGCGGCAACGGCAAGACCGGCACGTTCGTCATCACCGTGGATGACGGCAAATGAGCCGCGAGACCTGGTACGTGATGGAGGACGGCTCGTTCGGCGATCCGCGCGAGATCCGTCCGGGCAAGGATGGCGTGCTGACGCACAAGGACGGCCGCAAGGTCTCCTATGCGCCGCACGGCCCCCGCTCGCGTGGCGTGGACGCCGATGCCGAGCGCGCCAAGATCGGCAAGCTGGCGGCCAAGCCCTCGACCGGCGACGCCACGACCACCACCGCCCGCGACATGAAGGCGGAGCCGCCGAAGCGCGGCTACGTGACGCGCGAAACCAAGGCCGACTGACTTGGCCAACTGGCTGACACGCATGGTCCCCGGATGGACAAAGCGGTCTTCTTCGGAGGGCGCTTACCGTCCGGGGCCTTACGCGCTCGACGGCGGCTGGCTGTCGGCCGCTGCTGGTCGCCTGATGAACTGGTGGCAGGGCGGATACAATATCAACCCCTACGGCGAGAGCGGCGCCATGGTCGAGGCCTGCATTTCGGCCTATGCGCAGACCGTGGCGATGTGCCCGCCTAACCACTGGCGCAAGCTACCAAACGGTGGGCGCGTTCGTGTCGAGGGCTCCGCGCTGACAAGGATCATGGCGCGGCCGAACGACTACCAGTCGATTTCCGACCTGCACCTGAATTTGACCCGTCGCCTGTATGAGTGCGGCGAAGCGTTCGGCTTGGCTATCCGCGACGGCAAGGACGAGATCATTGAGCTGCACCAGATGCGGCACGGCCTGCCTCGCGTCGGCTATGACGGCTCAATCTTCTACGACCTGAGCGGCAACGAGATCGTCGAGCAACGCTTCGACATGTCATTCCCGATCCCGGCGCGAGATGTTCTGCACGTCCGACTGCACACGCCGCGGCATCCCCTGAAGGGTGAGAGCCCGATCCTGAGCACGGTACTTGATCGCGCCATGGCCGGCGCGGCTCTCAATCAGCAGGTGTCCTTCTACCTCAACCAGGCCCGCCCGTCGTTCATGCTGGAAACGGATGAGCGGCTCACCCCGGAACAGACCCGCGACCTTCGCGCCCTCTGGGACAAGCAAACCAAGGGCGAGAACGCGGGCGGCACGCCGATCCTGACCTGGGGCCTGAAAGCCAAGCCGGTCGAAGTCAACGCGCGCGACAGTCAGCTCGCCGAGATCCTCAAGATGAGCGATCAGAACGTGGCGCTGGCCTTCCGCGTCCCGCTGCAGATTCTTGGGGTCGGCGGCACGCCGTTCGCTTCGACTGAAGCCCTCATGAGCTCCTGGAAGGCGTCTGGCCTCGGCTTCGCGCTGAACCACATTGAGGAGGCCTATGGCCTTCTGTTCCGCCTCAAGGGCGTGCCTGACGAATATCTGGAACTCGACACGAACGCCCTGATGCGCAGCGCCTACAAGGAACGCATGGACGGGCTTGCGACCGGGGTGATCAGCGGCATCTACAGCCCTGACGAAGCGCGGGCGTCTGAAGACCTGCCGGCCGTGGCGGGCGGTCATGGCGTCATGCCCCGCGTGCAGCAGCAGGTCGTGCCGCTTTCCTATGGCAGCGACTTGAAGCCGCCGGTTGCTGCGCTGCCGGTCCCCGCGCCGACACGGGCCTTGCCCAGCGATGCAGAAAGGCAGGCGATGCGCTTTGCTCGGCAAACACACCTGTCGAGGGGTTTGGGAATGAAGTCGGTTCCACTCAATTAGCGAAGGCGGACGCCTGATCCGCCATCGCCTGAATAATGGCCGTCGATGAACTGGACCCCGCCAGCCTCCAGCGCCGCCTTGATAGCTGCCAGGTTGCGGGTCTGCATGTTGGGCATGTCGTCAACGGCTTCGGCTCTCTGGAGCGCGGGATAGGAAACCCCGCACCGCTCTGCCAGTTCGCGACCTGACCATTTCAGCAAGGCGCGAGCGGCCCGAATCTGTGCCCCGGTAAGCATGGGCGCAACGTCCACACGAGCCGCCGGTTGGGCAAGGTGAGTTTTGATCGATTGTTCCAATTTGTCCCTGCCTGTCCGTAAACGTCCCAGCGTGTCCGATAAAAAAGTTATCAAATAGGGTTGCAATATCCTATAGAGCGATGAATATGGCAACTGTTCAAGCGCAGTCGGATGACCGACGCGGGCGCATGCGAACAGGAGTCAAGATGACCGAAGTCCAAACGAGCCTTGCGGCTCAGCTTTCGAAAAAAACCAAGTTCACCCAGTTCAAGACCTGGATCGTCGGCGACACGCCGCTAATCACGCACGCATGGTCCGAGAAGGCCAAGCGCGAGATGCTGCAGAAGCAGGTGAAGGCGACGAAGGCAGGCAAGGATGCCCGCGACCCGCAGAGCGATTTCGTGTCGTCGCTCTACGAGATGAGCGAGGGCGTGTACGGCTTCCCCGCAACCGGCGTGAAGAACTGCATCTTGTCAGCCGCCCACAAGGACAAGGGAATTGCTCGGACTGGCGTCATGGCGGCGCTCTGGATCAACGCGGACATGGTTCGCGTGCGGCCGGCGCTGGCCGGAGCGATCTGCGACATGCCGCTGATCCGCATCTACGGCACCCCGCCCGAAATGCGCGAGGACATGGTCAAGATCGGCGCCGGACTGAACAAGACAGCAAACCTCGCCTACCGCGCGCAATTCACCGTGTGGGCGATGCGGGTGACGGGCCGGTTCAATCCGGCGATTGTGTCGGAAGAAGCGCTGGCCTTCCTGATCGCCGAGTCCGGCTTTTCGTCCGGTGTCGGCGAGTGGCGGATCGAGCGTAAGGGCATGTTCGGCGCGTTCCACTTGGCGGACACCACCGAAGAAGCCGCGTGGGACGCCTTCTCCGCCGGCTCCGGTCCAATGCCGGTGCCGGAGTCGTACAAGATGGCGGCGGAGTAGGCGTCATGATCCGATACGTTTTCAAAGAGGGCCCCGTAGCGATCCGGGGCGCAAAGGACGCCAACCCGCAGGTCATCGGCGAAGCGCTGTCAGCGCTTGCTGAGGCCGGGGGCGGCGCGCTGACGCCGAGGGCGGTTGTTGATGGCGCTCGCGCGCCTGCGAGCCCGCTGCATGCACACTTCGACTGGAATGACGCCGAGGCAGCAGAGAAGTGGCGGGTCGAACAGGCGCGCGATTTGATCCGCTGCATTCGGGTCGAGGAGACCGACTCCAATCATGAGCCGGTCAGGGCGTTCCTGTCTGTCTCGGGCGACGCCGGCGTGTCGTACCACACGGTTCAGGAGATCCGATCCAGCGGAGAGCTTAGGGAGCGTCTTCTGGCCGCTGCCGAGCGTGATCTGGAAGCGTTCACGACGCGATACCGCGTCCTGAAGGACATCTGCGCTGTCGTGGAAACGGCCAAGAAGGTCGCCAGAGCGAAGCGCAGGGCGGATGAAACCCAAGTCGCGGCATAGCGGCGCGGGGAGAGGCGCGGCTCGGCGTGGATGGGCCAGGATAGGCGAGGCCGGGCGCGGCTCGGCTCGGCGAGGCAGGCAAGGCTAGGCGCGGCGCGGCTCGGAAAGTCGTAGCGCGGCGCGGCTCGGCAAGGCAGGCGAGGCACGGCTCGGCAAGGCGCGTTCTGGCTCGGCTTGGCTCGTCGCGGATCATCTCGGCGAGGCCGGTTTCTCAACACAAACAACAAACAAAGGCGGTCCCTTCGGGGATCGCCTTTTCGTGCAGGAACCTCCAATGAATGAATGCGAAACGCGAGAGTTCATGGAGGACGTTGCCGCAGTAGTGCGGGCTTACGTTTCTGAACTGCTCTCGCCGATTTCCGACAGGATGGATGGTTTCGCCACCACTCTCGGCAATACTGTCGATCTTGCCGCCAAGCGTGATGCAAAGGCTGTTGCCGATCTGACAGACGAACTTCGCCGCGAGTATTCCCGCGAGCGTGAGGTATTTGCCGCAGAGATGCGCGCACTCAGGGCCGAATGGGAAACCCGGCTTGCCGGCGTGGCGGAAGCTGAGCGCCGGCTGACCGAGCGGGTGGCGACGCTGAAGGACGGCGAGCCGGGCCGCGATGGCGTCAATGGGGCGGACGGCGCGTCCGTCACGATCGACGATGTTCTGCCCGCGCTGCTGGAGCGCGCGACCGGAGCGGTGTCAGAAAGCGTGGAGCGCATCGTTCCCGGCCTTGAGGCGAAGATCATCGAACTGGTCGCCGCCATCCCGGTTCCAAGGGACGGGTTGGACGGCGCTGACGGCAGAGCTGGTGTTGACGGTCAAGACGGCAAGGACGCCGATCCAGAGGTCATGCGCGCCATGGTGCTGGAAGCGGTCGCTGCGATTCCGGCTCCCGCCGACGGTAAGGACGGCCGCGATGGCATCGATGGCCGCGACGGCAAAGACGTGGACATGGACGCCGTCCGCGCCTTCGTGACCGAGGCTGTGTCGGAAATTCCGGTGCCCAAGGATGGACTCGACGGGGTCAACGGCAAAGACGGGATCAATGGCCGCGACGGAGCCGACGGCCGAGACGGCAAGGACGCCGATCCTGAACACACCGCCGCCCTCGTGCGCGAAGCTGTCGCCACCGCCGTCGCCGCAATCCCGGCGGCCAAGGACGGTGAACCCGGCAAGGATGGGCTAAACGGCAAGGACGGGGACGGGGTCGAGGACATCACTGTCGTCCAGAACGGCGCAATGCTGGAGATCGGGTTTACGGTCGGCGATACGCGATCAGTCTTCGAGATCGAACTTCCCGCCGGGCCCGAGGGTGTGCCGGGTCGCGATGGCGCCGATGGCGTCAACGGGCGGGACGGCCTCGATGGCAAGGACGGCGCTGACGGAAAGCTGCCCGAGGTCAAGACGTGGGCGGACGGCGTGTACTATGCCGGCGATGTCGTCACCTTCGAGGGCGCGACGTGGCAGGCGCTTCGCGACACGGGCCGGACGCCGACCACGGCGGATTGGGTCTGTATCGCCGCCCGCGGCGTCGATGGCCGCGACGGGAGGTCGCTGAAGATTCTTGGCACATGGAGCGCCGAGGAAACCTATGGCGAACTGGACGTGGTCACGCTGAACGGCGGCGCGTTTGTCGCCCGATGCGATGACCCTGGCCCGTGCCCAGGCGCCGGCTGGCAACTGATGGCGGCCCAAGGCAAGCGCGGCGCCCCCGGTGAGCGCGGTGTCGGCGAGCGGGGAGAGCCCGGCCGCGCCGGCCCGCCAGTGGTTGCGGCGAGCATCAATGACCAAGGACTGCTGACCCTGGTCAACGGAGACGGTTCGACGGTCGAGTGCGACTTCTATCCGGTGCTGGCGAAGATCGACCGATGAGCATTCCAGTCGTCATCACCCCGCCGTCGCCCAGCCTGACCTTGTCGCTGGTCAAGGCGCACTTGAACGTCGACCATACCGACGATGACACGCTGATCCAGGCCTATATCGACGCAGCCTGCAGCCACATCGACGGCCCGCGCGGAACGCTCGGCCGGGCTGTCTGGGCCCAGACGCTGGAGCTGCGGCTAGATGACTTCGAGACCTGTATCCCACTGCCATGCGGCCCGGTCTCGGCGATCACGTCTGTCAAATACATCGACATCGATGGCGTCGAGCAGACGCTGAACGCTGCCACCTACGCGCTTGCCGTCGACGACCTGGTCCTTGCCTATGACGAAGCGTGGCCGACCGTGCGCGGCGACACTGACGGCGTGAAGATCAGGTATGCCGCCGGGTTCTCGACCGTCCCCAAGGCAATCGAACAGGCGCTGATGCTGCTCATCGCCCACTGGTACGCGAACCGGGAGACGGTGAACGTCGGCAACATCACCAGCGAGCTGCCGTTTGCCACTCGCGCTCTGCTTTCTCCCTACTTCGTCTGGTTCATCTAGGAGGTCCCCATGACCGACATTTCCATCACCGCCGCGAATGTCGTGGCTGGCTCGAACGCTGCCGTGCTTGGCGGGCAGGCTGGCGAGACGATCACGGCCGGTCAGGCCGTCTACAAGGCGGCGGCGACGGGCAAGTGGATGCTCGCCGACTCCAATTCGGCCACGGCGGAAGTCCGCGCGGCGATCGGCATCGCGCTCAACGGCGCCTCGCTCAACCAGCCCCTGTCCGTGCAGACCAGCGGCCTGATCACCATCGGGGCGACGCTGACGGCCGGCGTGGCCTACTATCTGTCTGACACGCCCGGCGGCATCTGCCCTATCGCCGATGTCGGGTCGGGCGAATACGTCTGCCTGATCGGGCTGGCCACGACCACGGCCATTCTCGACGTCACGATCAAATCGACCGGCGTCTCGAACTAGGCCGACGCAATGAAGGCCGGGTCACTTGATCGCCGCATCGTGCTCGAGCGGTCCACGGACGGCCGCGACGAATACAACGAGCCGGTCAAGACCTGGGCTCAACTGGCGATCAGGCGCGCGTCCTACGAGCCGCTGAGTGATGGCGAGGTTCTTCGCGGGTCGGAAACACTGGCTGAGGCGTCGGCGCGGTTCGTGATCCGCTATTCGACCGCTACCGCGACCCTAAACCCGAAGGACCGGCTCGTGTTCAATGGGTTGGTCTGGCAGATTGAACGGGTCAAGGAAATCGGCCGGCGCGAGGGCCAGGAGATCACTGCCAAGGCCCGGGCCGATGGCTAGGACCGTCATCAAGGTCGAGGGATTCCGGGAGCTTGATCAGGCCCTGATCGACATCGGCAAGCCGGCGACGTCGAAAGCCATCGCTCGCCGCGCGTTGGTCGAAGCGGCCACCCCGATAGACAGGGCGTGGCGACAGAGCGTCCGGGTCGACTCGGGTGATCTAAAGGACAGCGGCGGGATCACGACGAAGCTGTCGAGACGTCAGCGCCAACAGCACAAGATGACGGCGCCGGTTGAGGTGCATGTCGGGCCGGGCCCCAATCCGCAGGCGATCACCGAAGAGTTCGGTACCAACGATCAGGCCGCGCACCCGACGCTGCGACCGGCATGGGACGCGAACAAGGACAAGCTGCCGAAGGTCATCGGCGACCAGCTCTGGTTCGAGATCGAGCAGGCGGCAAAGCGCGCGGCGCGAAAGACGGCTCGTCTGGCCGCGAAAGGATAGCTCAATGGATGAGATCACCTATGCCAAGGTCAATGGCCCACCCGACGACTGGTATGGCCTCCGCATCTTCGATCTCAACTCTGGCGCGGAGGTCGGCGAGGTGATCGAGGTCAACACCGCCGAGGGGTGGCTAGTGTGCTACGCGCCCGACGATGACGGTGTACTGCGAGTTGACCAGGCAACCGGCACGGCGAAAACCAAGCGCATTGAGGGCCGCTTCGAGATCAGGCGCCCCACCTAGTGGAAGCGGCCCTGCTTGCAAAGCTGCTGGGAACCAGCGGTGTGACTTCGTTTGTCTCGACGCGGATCAACTGGCTGCGGCGCCCGCAGGGCGAGACTCTGCCCGGCATCGTCCTGACCCGTGTGAGCGGCACCCCAGACGTGCCCCATAGTGGCCCCTCCGGGCTCGTGGAAAGTCGGGTTCAAGCTGACTGCTGGGCGGCTTCCTACAAGACCGCAAAATCCATTGCACGGGCCATCGAAGCGGCCGTGACCGCGCAAACCTTCACTCAGGGCGCTGTGCGCTTTGACGTGATCCTGCTCGACAGCGAGCGGGACGACACCTTCGACGAGAGCGGCGTGCCCGTCTTTCGAACCTCCCTGGACCTGATGGTCTATCACGCCGCTGCATCTTAAGGAGATCACGCAATGGCCGCTTCCGCCGCTGTTTCCGGCTTCGGGACCGTTTTCGCCTACGAAAGCACGACCGACACCTATACCGCCCTGGGCGAAATCCTGTCGGTCTCGCCGCCAAGCCAGGCCCGCGACAACATCGAGACGACGCACATGGCGTCGGACGATGGCTACCGCGAATACATCGGAGGCCTTCGTGATGGCGGCGAGTCCACAGTGGCGATGAACTACACCGAGGCCGGCGCGAACCTGCTGCAGACGCTGTTCCACGCCGACGTCGAGAAGTTCAAGATCACGCTTCCCGGATCGTCAACCTGGGTCTTCTCAGCCATCGTCACCGCCGTCGCGACCGATGACGTGGTGGTCGACGACAAGATCGCCATGAGTATGACGCTCAAGGTCACCGGCAAGCCCGTGTTCACGGCGGTCTAGCATGGCGAAGACCATCAAAGGTGAAGTCGAGTTTGAGGCTGACGGCGAAAGCTACACGCTCCTGCTCGACTTCAACGCCCTCTGCGATCTCGAGGAGCAGATGCCTGGCCTCATGGACGGAGGCACCGAGATCAAGTCGCCGTCCGCCATCCGCACCGTGTTCCATGCCGGGCTGGCGGCTTACCACTCAACGCTGAGCCTTCGGGATGCCGGACACATCATTCACGCCATCGGCCTCGAAGCAGCCGGTGACCTGGTGAAGCAGTCGTTCGCCGCATCGTTCCCTTCGGGAGGCGATGACAAGGCCCGCCCTCGGAAGGCGCCGGCGAAAGCTGGTGCTGGGAGCGGGCGCTAGGCCTCTGGATTGAGGCTGGGTTTGATCCGGAAGCCTTCTGGCGCCAGACGCCCAGGCTTTACTCGATAGCCCTGAGCGCCCGTGGCCGCGCAGCGGAGCGTGATCAGCAAGGCCGAGCGTGGTTGGCGTGGCACGTCGCCGCGCTGCCCCGCCTCAAGAAGTTCCCCACCCTCGAAAAGCTGATGGGGATCAAGCGTCGGGTCCAGGCCCAGACGCCTGAGGAAATCGCCGCCAACGTCAAGAGAATGTTCGGATTATAGGGAGGGCTCATGGCCGGTTCTGCTGTTGTCGGCGCCCTTCGCGTAACCCTCGGACTGGATAGCGCGGCGTTCACCAAGGGCCTCACGGCGGCCCAGAAGCAGCTTCGCGACGTCGGCAGACAGTTCCAGTCCGTCGGCAAGACGATGGCCACGGTGGGCGCCGGCATGTCGGCCGCGATCACTGCACCGCTGATCGCAGCTGGGTTCGCTGCTTCGAAGGCGGCGCAGGAATCCGCTGACGCGATGGGCCAGGTCGAGGCTGCGCTCAAGTCGATGGGCGATGCATCCGGCAAAACCAAGGAAGAGTTGGCCGGGCTTGCCACGGGCCTGATGCGCAACAGCCTGTATGACGACGATGAAATTCTGCGGAAGGTCACGTCGAACCTGCTGACCTTCGGCAAGATTTCCGGGGATCAGTTCAAGCGGGCGCAACAGGCGGCGGTCGATCTGGCCACGCGCATGAAGATGGATCTCCAGCCAGCGACGATCCTTGTCGGCAAAGCGTTGAATGACCCGATCAAGGGCCTGACCGCGATGGGACGCGCCGGTATCCAGTTCACGGACGCGCAGAAGGCGATGATCAAGGCGATGGTCGCCACTGGCAACGCCGCCGGTGCGCAACGGATCATCCTTGGCGAGCTGGAGCACCAGTTCGGCGGCGCGGCGGCGGCCGCCCAAAACACCGACCCTTGGGACAAGCTGCGAGACAGCCTGAACGACCTGTCGGAAACGGTCGGTGGCATCATCAACCAATACCTGGCCCCGCTCGCTGATCGCCTGGCCGCGATGCTCGATCGGTTCAAGGCGCTATCCCCGGAAGCCCAGAAGTTCGTTGTGGTGGCTGCGGCCATCGCGGCGGCGCTTGGCCCGGTGCTGATCGTCGTCGGGGCTGTGGTATCGGCCATCGGCGTGCTGTTGCCCGTGCTCGGGGTGATCGGGGCGCCGCTTCTGGCCATCGCCGCCGCTGCGGCTGCGGTCGGCGTGGCGTTCTACCTGTTCCGCGACGAGATTGTTCCCATCGTCCAGAGCTTCGCCGCTGCGGTGCAGGAAAGCGTCGGGCCCAAGATCATGCCGCTCTGGACCGCGCTCAAGGAGGCGGTGGCCGAGATAGGCTCGCTGTTCACCGCGATCTTCGGCGAAGGCGCGGGGGAATCGGCGACGGCAGCGGTCAAGCTGTTCGGCGTGATGGTCGCCCGGACCTTCGGCGCGGCCATCGACATCATCACCGGCGCGGTCAAGGTCGTGACCAACGTCCTGCGTGCCCTTCAAGCCCTGCTACGGGGCGATTTCAGCGCCATGTGGGGCTATCTCGGCGCAGCCGTGATGTCGGCGGTCGGTGGTATCGCCAAGGCCTTCGAGACCCTGTTCCCGGAAGTCGTGTCGTGGGTCAAGAAGACCTACGAGGGCGTCAAGGAGTGGATGGTTGGGAAGTTCGTCGACCTTGTGAACAAGGTCGTCCAGAAGGTCGACCTGATCAAGCGCGCATTCTTCGACCTCTATGATGCGGTGGTCGGCCACAGCTATGTGCCGGACATGATCGACGGCATCCGCGATGAGTTCGCGCGCCTTGATCAGGTCATGGTGAAACCAGCGCTTGATGCGGCGCGCAAGGTAGACGCTGCCTTTGCCGGTATCCGCGGATCAAACGACAATCTCCAGAATCCCGCTGGCCGTCTTGGACAGGCCAAGGGCGGCAACAACGGCCGCGAGGTACTCGTCCCGGCGGATATCGCTCAATCGGCTGATCTTGGGTCCGGGCCCGATGCGGTCGCTTGGGGCGGCAAGGTGTTTTCGGCCAATTCGCTAAACGACCTGCGTGACCAGTTCGTGAAGTTCGGCATGGACTTCGCCGGGGCGATCAAGTCCGGCGATCTCGGCAGCTTCTTCCAAAACATCGCGATGGATTTCGCCGCCCGTCTTTTGCAGAGCGGTCTCGGCAATCTGTTCGATGCCATTGGCGGGGGGGGCAGCGGCGGCGGCATCATTTCGTCGATCTTCTCGGGCCTGCCAGGCTTCAAGACCGGCGGATCATTCAAGGTCGGCGGCTCTGGCGGAATGGACAGTCAGACGGTGGCGTTCCGCGCCTCGCCCGGCGAGATGGTCAACATCACGCACGGCAACGACAACGGTCCTGCTGGCGTGGTGCAGCACTTCGACCTTCGCGGCGCCGTGGTCACGGAGAAGCTGTATCAGGACATGAGGGCGACGGCGGCCCAAGCAGCAGGCGCGGTCTACGGCCAGATCAAGGGTGAGCAGGCAGCGGCCAACAAGGCCGCTCGCTACAAGGTGGCCCGCTGATGAGCATCATCCTCCCGTCGACGCCGGCGCCCCGTAAGATCACGCCAGTGCCGATCTCGGCGCGCAGCGAACTGAACGCGGCCTTCGGCGGCAATACGCAGCGGCAGAACCGTCTCGGCTCACGCAACTCCCTGATCGTGGAAATGCCACCCATGACCTACGACAGGTCGCTGGAGTGGACGGGTCTCCTCAGTGAAACCGACACCTGCGTCCTATCCCTGAATGAGCCTGGCGTGGATATGGGCGGCTGCGGCGCTCCGCTCGTGAAGGGCGCCGGCCAGTCGGGTTCGACCCTGGTCACGGACGGCTGGACGCCATCGGCGTACATCCCGATGGGGAAGTGGATCTCGTTCACCGTCTCCGGGCTGATCTTTGCCTACCGGACCACCGCGGCCGTCGCGGCGAACAGCGCCGGGGAAGCCGACCTGCCGATCCGGCCCATGCTGCGCGCCTCGCCGGCCGACAACGCCGCGATCAGCTTCAACCCCGCCCAGATCGAGGGCTTTCCCTCGCTGCCGGATGACGCCTTCGCCGTGGGCGTTGACCGTCTCGTCTATCTGACCTTCACGATCACGGAACGGCGATAGTGGACTCGACCCTCAAGGCGGCATGGGCGGGCCCGACGGCGCTCGTCTTCACCGCGGTGCTGATCGTGATCAACGGCGGCGCGACGATCCGGCTGGTCGACGGCGGATTCGTCATCATCGACGGCGACACCTACACCGTCGAGGATGACACCTTCGGCACGCTCGGGGACGTCGAGACGATCTCGGACGGCGTCGACGGCCAGGCCACGCGCGCGACCGTGACGCTCCTCCCGCCGACCAGCGCCGCCATCGCGACCCTGTCGGCCGCCACGGCGCAGGGATCGGCGGTGACGATCATGCAGGGCGCGGTCGACCCGGCGACGGGCCTCTGCATCGGGACGCCGGAAGTGCTGTTCCTGGGCGAGCTCGACTACCCGCGCTTCCAGGTCGGCGGAACCAGCTACGCGCTGATCATGGAGTGCGGGACCGAGGAGGGCCGGCTGCTTGAGCCGAACATGGAGCGCAAGCTGTCCGACGCCTTCCATCAGACGGCCTGGCCAGGCGAGCTCGGCGAGGAGTTCGCGACTGGCCTGACGCGCAAGATTTACTGGCGGGCCAACGATCCGGCCACGGCCGGGATCAAGGGCCGGCAGGCCAAGGGCTTCGACAGGTCGGCGTCCCGATGAAGCCCCAGATGGTCATTCGCCGGGATGCGGTGCAGGCCTGCATCGACCGGTTCGACGGCAAGCCGCTGAAGTGGGGTCGGGTCGATTGCGGGCGGATCGTCTCGCATAACCTGCGCCAGCTCGGCATCGCGACATCGCTGGTCAAGGGCCTGACCTATTCGACCGAGCACGGCGCGCTGCGGGCCATGCGCTCGCTCGGCGTGAACGGGCTCGGTGAGGCCATGGACCGCCTCGGTGACCGGGTGTTCCGCATCCCGCCGGCCGGGGCCGTGGCCGGAGACATCATCGGCATGGAATGCGACGGGGAGGTCTGGGACATGGCGCTGACCGTGGTGGCGCCGAACAGGCGGGTGTTCGGGATTTACGATGGCGCGGCGAAGGTGATCCAGCCCGATCTGCGCCATGCGGTCGCGGCGTGGCGGTGCATCCCATGCCGCAGGTAATCGCGTGGGCGGCGGTGGCCGTGGTCTCTGCGGCCCTTCCGGGAGTTACGGCTGCGGGAACTGCGTTCATTACGACGACATCAGCCATGGCAACGGTAGCCACTGTTGCTGCGACAGCCCTGCAGGCTGCGGCATATGCTGGCATAGCCGCGCTAGCAACGCCCCAAGTTGCGGCTCCATCGGGACGCCCGACCGAGTGGTCCGCCGATCCCGATGCCGCCATCCCCTTCGTTTTCGGCCTGCGCGGCTATGCCGGCGAGATCCGCAACCGCGGGGAGTTCGGCCCGAACAACCGCTACGAGGGGATCGTCACCGTCTACAGCGGCGCCGGCCCGATCAACGCCTTCGGAGACTTCCTCGTCGACGGTGACGTGAAGACGTTCACCGGCGAGCTGATGGACGACACCTACGACCGGCTCTGGCTGCAGCGCAAGGTCGGCTCCCAGCCCGACACCGCCCTGACCAGCCCGACGCTGCCCGGTGGGTACACCCTCGACGGCTGGACCTCGGCGCACAAGCTCTCGGGCAAGGCCTGCTCGATGATCACGCTGCGCCAGGACGGCGACTTCCGTTTCTGGCCGACGGGCGAACCGAAGGTGCTGCAGGTCATTCAGGGCCTGCTCTGCTACGACCCGCGGCTTGACAGCACCTACCCGGGAGGATCCGGCTCCTGCGATCTCGGCGACCGGACGACCTGGGTCTATTCGACCAACGGCGCAATCCATGCCCTGAACTGGGCCCTCGGCCTTCGCGAGAACGGCATCCTCGTCGGCGGCATCGGCGCGAGCGTCGGCGCGATCGACGTCGACAGCCTGATCAATGCCGCGAACGTCGCCGACACGAACGGCTGGACCTGCGGGGCCATCGCCTACAGCCTCGACGACAAGTTCCAGGTCTACTCGGCGCTGCTGCAGGCCGCCGGCGCCGTTCCCGCGCGCAAGGCCGGCAAGATCAGCTGCATGTCGCGCGGCGATGCGCCGGCGTCGATCGTCACCATCACCGTCGCCGACACGGCCGGGCCCTTCGAGTTCCAGGGCGGCGCGCCGCGCGAGGGCCGGATCAACACCGCGGTCCCGCGCTGCGTCTCGGCGACCCACAACTGGGACATGGTCGACCTGGCCCCGGTGTCGTCGTCCACCTACGTCACCGAAGACGGTGGCGAGCGCCAGCGCGGCCTCGACTATGCCTACGTCACCGACGCCGACCAGGCCGCCCAGCTGGCGCGCTACGACATCGCCGACAGCCGCGAGGGGATCAGCGGCACGATCCCGCTCAAGTCCTACATGCGAGACCTCGCGCACGGCGACTGCTTCACCATCGACGAGCCCGGGTTCGCGCTCGAGGGGCAGAAGTGCCGGGTCCTGTCGCGCTCGTTCGACCCGAAGACCGGCGTCGTCAACGTCACGTTCCGCTCTGAGACGGACGCAAAGCACGCCTGGGCGTTGTCCGGAACGGGGACCCTGCCGGCGACACCGGCCATCGGCGGGACCGATCCGGCCAGCGTGCCGACGCCGGACGTCGCTGACTGGGCGCTCGCGGCCGGGACCGGCAGCGTTCCGTCCGTCGTCCTGACCGGCGCCGTGCCGGCCGACGTCAACGTCCGCGGCGTCATCGTCGAATACAAGGCGGCGGCGGGCTCGACCTGGCTGCCGTGGACCGAGGCGAGCGGCGATCTGACGGAAGCCGAAATCACCGGGATCACGGCGAACACGGCAACCGGGATCGCGGTCAGCTACCGCAACATCTATGGCGTCCCCGGCTCGCGGCTGGTCCTGTCATCGGCCACGTCGGGCTACATTCAGGGCGGTGACGTCGCGGACGATACCGTCGACACGCCCCAGCTTGCCGACCGCGCCGCGCAACTGGCGGCGACCTACTTCAGCGACAGCACCATCTCGCAGGTCGACAGCCCGACCACGGTCAAGGAGATCGCCTCGCTCACGGTCACGACCACGACGGAACCGCTGGAGATCGGCTTTTCCATCGTCGAGGAAGTCTCGTCGGGCAGCGATTACGAGTACTACATCAGCCTCGACACAACGATCACGCACGACGGGACCAGCGTTGGGGGTGGCCCGGCGCTGACAGTTCCGCTGAAGACCGGGACCAGCTCCACGATCAAGAGCACGCGCGGGTTCTCGGCCCAGATCCCCGGCACGACGGCGGGATCGCACACGTTCAAGCTCTGGGTCCGCAACAACACCGGGGCCGGCTGGACCGGCTACCAGCGCAACCTCTACGTCAAAGAACTGAAGAAGGCGGTCTGATGGCGCAGGTTGCAGTCTACGACGAAGAGACGGGCGCGATCACCGCCTACATCATCGTCCCCGATGCTGACGTCGCGGCCAATCTCGCGGCCGGTCAATCCGCTCTGGCGATCTCCAAGCCGGTGTCGTCCGAGCTGCAATACGTCGATTCCGTCGGTGGCCCGACCATCGAAGACCGCACGCCGTAACCCGGCGGCCTGACCGACCCCATCCCATTCCTGTTCTGACTGGAGGCCCCGCATGATCACGCCGGGATCGCTGACCCTGCGCGCCTACCGCTGGCAGCCCTACGTCGAGACCCTCGACTTCGTCGGCTACGACTTCACCGGCGCCACGATGGCGATGCAGCTTCGCCTCTATCCCGACGCGACGGGCTCCTCCCTGTTGTCGCTCGTGAACGCCTCGTCGGCGTTGCAGGGCCTGTCGGTGGCGGTGGTGACGACGGGCGGGGTTCCGACGTCCACGGTCCAGATCAGGATCGACGAAACGACGCTCGAAGCCCTGCTGCCTTGGCCCGCGTCCGGCCTGAAGCCCGGCGAAGACCTCACCCTCTACCATGACCTCGTGATCACGGGCGGCGGCTTGCCGAAGACCCGCTGGCTCCAGGGTCCATTCATCCTCACGCCCGGAGTGACCCAATAATGGCCGTCGCCACGATCACCGTTGCCGAGAACCGTGTCGTCGTCACGCCTTTCGGCTCCGATGCGCTGATTCCGATTGTTGCGCTGGCGTCCAGCCAGAAGGACCTAGCCGCCGCCTATGCTACCACGGCGGGCATCTATGCTGACATGACCGCCGCAGACCGCGCGGCCATCGGCGACATCATCACCCCGGTCGCACGGTATGACACCAAGGCGGACGCGGACGCCGCGCTCGCCGGGCTTTCCGATGGCGACTGGATCGAGGTGCTGGTCGACGAAGATCAAGATGACCAGCGGACAATCTACAAGGTCGTGAGCACGGCGCTGGTGTTCAAGACCGTCGCGGGCCGGGCCATTTCCACACAGGCCGAGGCGGAAGCGGGGGCCATCAACACCCGCGACATGAGCCCGCAGGCGGTCGCTCAGGCCGTTCGCCCCCCGACGCGCGCGGAGGCCATCCTGCGTGCCTTCCCGGCGACGTGGAAGACGCTGAAGCTGAGCGGGTATTCGACGCATGGGGTCGGCGCTTGCACGGTGGTCCGCACCTCGCTCGCCGACATCACGGCTGGCGGCTATCCGGCGGCTTCCTATTTCCGGTCCCTTGATCGCTATATGCCGGACGGGTCCACGGATGCGACGAATGGCGGCTATTGGCTGATTAGAGAACCGGTCCATGAGCCAGAGCACTATGGAGCAATTGGAAACGGCAACGATGACACCGCCGCGCTGCTAGCGTGGGCGTCGAGTCCTCTGTCAACCCACAAGCGCCTTCGCGGATCGTACATCACCTTCGCCGAAATTGAATTCAACATTGACGACCACGTAGAGGGTATCGGCCCAACATCCATCATTGACGGCAGCGGAATTACGTCCACCACCGGAGTTGGGGGAACTGTCAAGATGAGCGGCGAGACCGGCCTTGTCCAGATCGCTGATCTAGCGGCCGACCCGGTTAAGGGCGACATTGCGATCCAACTGACCGATGCTAGTACGCTGGCAATCGGGGACTGGATTTGTCTCTACAATCCGACCGACAATTCATGGCTGCCCGCCCCGTTTCCGGCAATCTATCACGCTGGGGAGTGGTGCCGTGTTCAGTCAGTGGACACCGGAACGGATATTGTCACGCTGTACGAGCCCCTATGGCATGGTTACACAGCAGCAAGTATTGATGTCTATCGACTGCGCTCCGGCTCGCCGTCCCTCAAAGACTTTACGATTATATCCCCGCCACTTGAGCGGCCGGGCCTTTTTGTGGACTGTGCGATCAACCCGAAAATTGAGCGCGTGTGGTCGCGTGGCTCCGAATACGCGTGTATTCGCGTTCAGCGGTCACATGACCCTATTTTTGATCTATCAATTTTTGGAGCCCCAGAGACGGGCACGCCTGCCAATGAGTATGGTCTTGTGCTTTGTTCGGTCACTGGCGGTAGTATTAGCGGAACGTACTACGCGCAGCGGCACGGAATTTCGTTCACGGCGGACGACTTCGTTTGCATGGTGCCTAATCGCAAAACAAAGATTCTGGCAGATACAGGAGCAAGCCGAAACTTATCTCTGGATGCTGGTGGGCATGGCTGTTCAGAGGGGTTAGTCGTCATGGGCGGAACCCACGGGGGGCTTTCGACCGGCGGCGCGAACATGCGCTATATCGGCGCGACATTCCGCGTGGGGAAGATGGCGGATGGCGCGGCGAGTATTGAACCGATCGTATATTCGGAGGGATGGGGTGGCGACTTCATATTCGATAGCTGCGTTATCGAGACGACAGAAACTATCTCCACTGGTGCATTGATTAAACTGTCACTACAGGCTGGGCATGGAGCAAAGCCTAGATTCCATTTTAATAACTGCATTTTCAAAGATGCTGGTGGCAACGCCTATGCTATTCGGGCTTATCACCTTGGCCTGGACAAAGAGGTATCAATTTACGTCAATGGTGGCCGCGTTGACCTGGCCTCGTATAGTAGCATAGTGCGAATTCAGCGGACGTCGGGCGTATCTACAGTTGACGCTGTTGTTATCCGCGATGTGAATGGTCTTGCGACGAATGCCACGCTAATAAGCAACGGTAGCAGCGGAACACTCACCGTCACGAAGCAAGTGGCAAACCCCGGTATAACTCAGTCGGGAACGGCGACGGTGACTCTTGCCGCCGCCACCTCCGGTTCCGTAGCCGTGACGTTCCCTACTCCCTACGCGGCGGCCCCCACCTTCGTTCCCTCAGTGCAAGATGCGGTCGGCAACTGGAGCGTTGCATACAGCGGCCTTAGTGGCTCCGGCGTGACAATCAAGATCATCGAAACGGGCGGCGTAAGCCGCACCGGCTCGGTTACGGTTGGGTGGATAGCGATGCCCGCCAGCCAAGTGGCGGTATAGCCACGACCTGACTGAGTGAGCAATCGGGCCGCGTCGCGCGCGACGGGCCATGGCCGCAACCCACATCATGGAGCCGAGCATGAAAACGAAACACGTCATCCGAGCCAGGCTGTTCCGAGCGGCGATCACGTCGGCCGAACTGCTGGCTGCGGAATCTGTCGATGCCGCGGTGGAAGCTGGCCGGCAAGACATCGCGGACAAGCTGACGTCGGCGCTGGCCCTGATCGAGCGGGCCCACGCGCGGGCCGGCGAGGCTGCGGCCATGATCGCCCAGCACTACGGCGATCCCGTTGCCCTGTGGTCCGGTCCGGAAGACAAGCCGCCGCCGCCGGGTACGCAATGAGCCAGCTCACCGCGATCTATCTGGCCCTGACGGTCGGGGTGTTCCTGACCTGCATGCTGGCCCATCGTCTCGATCGGGCGGCCGAGGACGTGTTCACGGCGGCGACGGTGGTCCTGCTGTTCGCGTCCCTGTCGGTCGTGGTCCGCATGTGGGTCCCGGCGCCGTGGTCTCAGGCAGGCAACCCGGTGCAGGACATCCTCTGCCTCGCCATGTTCGCCGGGGCCTATGAGGCGACCCGGGCGCGGTGGGCAGCGGCGCTGGCGATCATGTTCCTGATTCAACTGGGGGTTCACGCTGGCTACTGGATCGCCGGGGATTTCAGCGACCCGGCGCGGCGCATGTACGCGTTCAAGAACAACACCATCTACTGCGGCGAACTGGCCGTCATATTCCTGACCGGAGGCGGCTATGTCGTCCGTCATCGCCGTCGTCTCGCTGGCCTGCCTGGGCCTCGGGATCTGGCGCACTCTTCGCGCGCTGAGTAGTCGGCATGGGCGGGGAAATGGCCGCGAAGGCTCTTAGGTTCGCGCAGGACTGGGCGGCGCTGGCGACCGCCGCCGGGGCGCTGGCGATGCTGTTTTGGGGCAAGGGGCCGATGTCGGCGCTGGGCCGCTGGCGGGACGCCGTGCTGGGCGCCGCGTTCCGGCCGCTCTTCGCCGGTGTTCGCGCCGAGAAACTGGGGCAGGCGATCCTGCTGGAGCTGAAGACCAACGGCGGGGCCTCGCTCAAGGACGCCGTGCTGCGGATCGAGGACAACCAGATCAGGGGCAACAGCCTCATGCACCTCATGCTGACGCAGGACGACGCGGTCGCCGCGTTCATGACCGACGGCGCCGGGCTCTACGACTGGATCTCGCCCGCCCATCACCGGCTCACCGGTCGGTCGCTGGATGACGTCCGGGGCTGGGGCTGGCTGGCGTTCGTCCATGTCGATGATGCCGAGCATGTGCGCGAAGCCTGGGTGTTGGCGGTGAAAGGCGGCTGGCCGTTCTCGACGCGCTTTCGGGTCGTTCGTGCAGATGGGGCGGTGGTCCCCGTGCATGGCACCGCCAACCCCCTCAGAGCAGGCCCCCGGGTGATCGGGTGGTCCGGCCTTGTCACGATAGAGGACGCGCCATGACTCGCGACTACCACACGCTCGACGCCATCGTGGTTGTCGCCTCGCTGATCCTGCTGGCGGCTTTCTCGGGCCTGCTCGCGTTCGTCAACATCCCGCAGGCGGCGTTGCCGATCCTCGCCAGCCTTGGGACTGGCGTCCTCGGCATCCTGACTGCCTACGTCGGGGCGAGGTGGGGCAACAAGAAGCCCGGCGAGCCCGGCGCGGGCGGCACAACAATCAACACCCCGCCGGGCCCATCCTCGGTGACGGTCGACACCCCTCCCGTGGAGCCGAAGCCATGACCATCCCCGCGCAATACGCCTACCTGCTCCGCGACCCGATCGCACCCAAGATGGTGCAGGCCGCCCTCGATCTCTACGGCATCCACGAAGGCCTCGGCCGGAGCGACAACCCCACGATTCTGAAATGGGCGGATGAGGTCGCCGCCGCGACGAAGAGCGCCTACGCGGATTGGGCGGGCGACTTCTACAACGCCGACAGCATCCCTTGGTGCGGCCTGTTCATGGCTGTCTGCGCGGTCAGGGCCGCTGGCGGCCGGCCGGAGCGCCTGCCCGAGCACAAGTACCTGTCGGCGCTGGAATGGAAGAACTGGGGCGTCCCGGTCGCGGTCAAAGACGCCGTGGTCGGCGACGTCGGCATCAGCCAGCGGCAGGGCGGCGGCCACGTGTTCCTGATCGTCGGAGAGGACGCGACGCACTTCCACATCCTGGGCGGCAATCAGGCCGATCAGGTCAGCATCGTCCGCAAGGCGAAGGCCGAGGTAGTGGCGGTGCGCCGTCCGCGCTACTTGGCCATGCCCGCCGGCGCCCGCAAGGTGGTCGTCGCTGCAGCCGGGGCATCGTCGGGGTCGGAGGCATGATCGGCCCCGACTTTGCCAAGTTGGGGGCGCGGGACATGTGCTTTGCTGCCGGGGCCATGTTCGGCGCCTTCGTCTTTGCCGGGGTTGTGGTGGTCGTCGTGATCGCCGGTGCGTTGGCGGTGCTGCGTCATCTGGTCGGTGGGTGATGACCAAGGCTGCGCACATCGCCGACTGGGACCAGTGGGACGAAACCGGCGAGGCCGGTTCATTCAGCCTCGGCGACCCTGACGGCAAGGGTGAGCGGGACCTCTGGTATCGTTGTCCCTGCGGCTGCGGGACCCAGAGCGTCTTGCGGGTCGGGACCGGGTTCAAGCCCGACGCCTCGCCCTCGTGGAGATGGAACGGCTCTCTCGAAAGCCCGACGCTGACCCCCAGCGTCCATCACGTCGGCCACTGGCACGGCTGGCTGACCGACGGCGAATGGAAGGTCTGCTGATGTTCGGTCTGCCCAAGGACATCATCGCCGGCATCGTCCTCGCCATCGTTGCCGCGCTGCTGGTCGCCGGCTATTTCGCCGACCCGTTCGGCTGGCGCGCTGGGAGGCTCGCCAAGGCCCGGCAGGCTCAAGCCGTGGCCGAGGGTCAGGCAACCGTCGCAACCGGCCAGAGCGCCGCCGCTGCGGACGTGGCAGCCATCACCGACACCGGGCGGGCCCGCGACACCCAGACCATCATCATCCACGAGAGGAACGCCGATGCGATCCGCACCGCGCCGGGGGCTGCTGACCGCCTCAATCCTGATCTTGTCGGCCTCGCTCGTCGCGGGTTGTGCCAGCACTCCAGCTACGCCGGTTATCCTGGCTGCGCTGAAGTGCGGCCCGCTGGTCCCGGAGAGCTACCGCAGGCCGGTCCCGCCGACGCCGCTGCTACGCCCTGACGCTGACGCCGGGGACGCCCTGACGGCCCTCGACGGCCAGACGGCTGCGCTGGACCGCGCCAACGGGCGCACGGCCGACGTGATCGCCATGGTCGACACCTGCGACAAGCGGTCGGCCGAGGTGTTCGATGCGCTGCAGCCGAAGCGGCCGTGGTGGAAGGTCTGGGGCGGCTGAACCTGTAACGATCGCTTACACGTTCCCCGGACCTGCATAGGAAACCGGCCTTTCGTTAACACGTCGCGCCCTCGGCTTCACGGCCGGGGGCGTTTCTGCTATTCAGGGTGGGTCGTCGGTTGGGCTTTTCTCGGCAGGCGACAGGCTGCGGCGGCGTGATGGCCGTATTCCTCGCCCTCATCACGGGGCCGGAATAGTCCCCTAAGTGCTGGCGGAAACCCGCGTAGGCCAGCAGCCGGGGCGACCTGGCGGGACTACGGTGGCAGCATCATCCGACATGACCGTAGGCGGTCGCATTGGCCCTGTCACCTTAACCGGTGGCAGGGCTTTTCGCATGTCTGAGGCGCCCCGCTGACCACGCGTTTCCGGGGAGCAATCTGGGGAGCAAATCGGCTGAAGCGCCGCAATCCCTTGCGGGAATGGTGGATGCGACAGGGATTGAACCTGTGACCCCCTCGGTGTGAACGACGCAGGCGCCCCGCAATCCCGGCAATTTCCCCGACTTCCTGTTCCTGGAAGGGCCGGATGTTCGCGCCCCGTTCACGCCCGTGCGGGGTGTTTCTGGGGAGTTTCCGGGGAGTCACCGCCTGCCGAACGATCCCGCCGCCTCGGCCTGGTAGTCCGGCCTGACGTGGCCGTAGACCTTGATCAGCGTCTCCGGCGTCATCCCGAGATACGCCGACGCCAGCCAGACGTCGACCCCCGCCTCCATGAGCCAGGTCGCGGCGGTGTGGCGCAGCCAGTGCGGCGTCGTCTCCGGCTCCAGCCCGGCGTCGCGGACGCAGCCCTCGAACCCGGTGCGGACCCGGCCGGCCAGCGGGACGCCGCCGTGGTGGATGACGTGCGTGAGCCGGGCGGACGGATCCAGAACGCGCAAGGCCTGCTCGCGCTCGGCGTCCATGCGGCGCCATCGGCGAAGATGGGCCAGCAGGCGCGGCGGCAGCTTCACCACGGGCCGGCGCTTGGTCCCGAAGATGCGGAATTTCCGGCCGAGATAGGTGACCGTGTTCCCACATGTCCTGCGCGATTGCTTCTGAAACGGCACCCAGCCGCGCGCTCTTTTGAGGCCAAAGCTAGAGCGAAAACGGATCGAGCGGGTGCGAGCCCAATACTCGCAGACCTCTTGGACAGTCTGCTGATGAATGCCCAATTCGGCGCCGACGCCCTTGCACTGATGGAACAGCGCAAAGGGGTGTAGCCATGGGCGCTTGGGAGCCCCGGCCTGGTATCGAGCAAGCACGTCCCGGTGCTGCGCCACGCACCAGTTCCAGACCTGATTGCAGGCGGTGGAATGGTCGCGAAGGGCCTTGCGGGCGCTGCGATCCTTGATCCGATACTTGTAGACCTTGATCATCACTCCCCTCCCTTGCGCGGCGCGGCATAGATCACCGATTGAAGGTCACGGCTTCCGAAAGCGTGATCGAGCGGAACGCGCTCTTTTACCATCCGCGCGCCGGGATAGAGGCGGGCCATGTGGTGCAGGCGGCTATCGGCCTTTGCCTCAGATGAGCAGATACACACGATCTTGGGTTCGTGCGGCTTGAGCGCCCACACCAGCCAAACGAAATAGGCCCCGACGCTGTATTCGAGGGCGATGGTATTTAGCCTCATCACTCCCCTCCCTTGGGTGGGGGGTTTTTTGAGGTCCCGGGAACTGCTTCCGCCGTCTGTGGTGGAGACGGGGCCCTACCCGTCCCATCGGCAGGCAAGGACGGCGGGGCCGGGAGGGGCATCCAGTGGGTCGGATTGAACTCATATTCCCCGCAGTCGTAGGCGTCCGTGACCCACCCTTGGACTGACGGATGCACATACCAACTCGTGGGGACGGCGGCGTTGCACGCCTCCATCTCGCCGGGCCACGCGAGGAACACGCTCCCATCCTTCGGAGCCGTCTCGATATCCCGCCACCCTGACAAGAGGGCTCCCTGTTCAGGTTGGCCAGTTGCCACGGAGGGTTGGGGTTGTTCTGCGAGAAGACTGACGATGTTGTCGGCCAGATGCAGGGCCAGCCACGTTTGCTGTTCGTCGCGAACCTCGGCGAGATAGGCCGGGTCGCAGGCGATTGCCCCCGCGATTTCAGCCCGCCGCGAACCAATTCCCTCAACTTCATCGGGAGAGAGGAGGGCTAGGATCGCGTCGGCGGCCATGAGCCACGAATGCTTGTGGTGGTCGGCCAGTTCGCCAAACTGCAAGTTGCCGTTGGACCAGCCGTCGCAAGCCGCAGCCGCCAGCCTCTCTCTCGCGTCTCTGTTGGTCTGGGAGGTCATTGGGTGGGGTCCTTTACGTTGCAGGTCCAAGACGTTGACGTGTAGACCGCGACTTCGAACGTCTTTCCGCACCGGTCGCAGTCCATTTCCGTGAGGTTGGACTCGTCGTAATAGAAGGGGTCGTCCGCCGTATATTGGCGGCCACAATGCGGGCACTCGGGCCCTTCATTGCTGTAAGTCTCCCCGCTCATTGGGCTTCTCCCGTAAGGGCTTGGCGGGCGAGTTCGGCGGCGTGCAGATACGCAGCTTCCTTGCCCATGAGGCGGTGCGCGTCGCGGGTGTCTTTCGTGGCGTGTTTGAGTTCGCAGCAGGACGCCGCGTGCCTCTTAAGATCGGCGACCAGTTCGTCAGCCAGTTCAGATGCAGTAGGTTGGGTCACGACGGATCTCCGAAAAACAGGGCGTAGACGAGGACCAGGGCCAGCAGCGCGAGGGTCCAGAGGATGGGGGTGGGGCGGGTGCAGGCCATCAGCGACCAGTCTTGGCAGCTCGGCGCTGCTTCCGATTGACCCGCGGCGGGAGGCCCACGAGGTCCGGTAGCTTGGGTTGGGGCTTGAACTCGACTGTCCGGTAGCGCGGAGGCTCACAGTCCAGACAGCAGACTGAGCGCGGCGCCGTGCCGCCCATCTTCGGACAGTCGAAGCACATCACGCTGCTTCTCCAAACAGGTCAGGTTGAACACCGGCCTCGATCTCATCGGCCCGGGCGTCGGCGTCGTTGGCCCAACCCTCAAGAACCGCGGCGAAGTCCCGCTGGAAGATCAGCGGCGACTCCCGGCGGATCTCGGCCTCGCGACGGTGCGCGGCGGCGGCGAACCGGTAGCTGGCCGGGGTGACAGGGCGGGTCATTCCTTCGCTCCGAACAGCGGGCCGACCCGCATTTGCTCGGCCCGCGCCATGCTTGCGATGGCCCATGCGTCGAGCTGGTCGGCGAGCGCCGGGTTCTTCGCCCGGCGCTTCTTCGCCTCGCGCCGGTAGAGCGCAGCCTGGTGGGTCTCGTTCGCGATCATGTCGTGGCGGGTCATGGCTTCCCCAGCGGCCAGAACACGCCCCCACACCGCTGGCAGACCCCGACGTCCTGCTCGTCCTCGTCCATGTCCTCGTCGGTGTGCCCGAGGACGGCGCAGACGGGGCGGAAGAGCCGCGAGGGCGTCCAGCGGGGCAGCAGGAACACATCGGCGAGGAGCTCCAGGCCTGCCAGCACGATGAAGACCAGCGCGGCGCCACCGGACCACATGATGATCGCGAGGATGAGGGACATCAGGCGGACTCCGGCATGGCGTTGTGTTCGACGCCGTCGAGCAGGCGGCCGGCGGCGCGCTTGCCGGCGCGGTAGGCCGTGAGCGTCGAGGGGTCGCCTTCGATCCGTTCAGCCCAGGCGTGCGCCCCCCATTGCTTGAAGAAGAACGGCACGCCGGCTGGGGCGGCGACGTCGCAGTCGTCGCGAATTTGGCGGGCCCAGTCGGGGTGCATGGGGCGGGCGCCAGGGCCGCTCTCGCCGCCGACGATGACCCAGTCCAGGGTTCCGATATTCAGCCGCTCATGTCCCTCGCAGCACCCAGCGCAATAGACCGTGCCGTCTAGCGCGTTCAGGGTGGGAGCGTCGTCTGGGCAGTCGCATGACTTTTCCCAGGCGATTTCAGTCAGATCAATCGCCCCCAGCAGCGGCTCGGCCGAGACAAACCGCACGGCGGCCGGGGTGGCCAGCAGGCGCGGGATGCGCTCGTCCGCGTGCGCTTGGTCCTCGGCGCTGACGCCCAGCCAGACGTTGGGGAGGGGCCACCACACTTCGCCGCCCATAAGGTGCGGGACGGGTCCGACGGCGCGTTTGTCCGTGCGCAACGGTTGGATGGCGTCAGCGACCCGGCCGACAGTCTCTGGGGCGGTCATATACTCCCGCATCCGCTCGGCGCGCTTGGTCAGCACCTGGAAGGTGTGCTGGGGCGCGAGGGCCATGACGGCGAACACCTGGTCGATCGCGGCGTCCGGCAGGGCCTCGTGGAACAGGTCCGACATCGAGTTGACGAAGATCAGCGACGGCTTTTTCCACCGCAGCGGCTGGGTCAGGGCGCTTTCGATCAGGCGCATTTCGCCGGTCCAGACGGCTCCGGCCTTGGTCTTTCGGGTCAGCCCGGCGTAGGCAGCGACGCCCATGGCGTCGAGCCGCCCGGCCATCTTCATCGCGTAGCAGTTCGTGCAGCCCGGCGAGAGGACCGAACAGCCGGCCACCGGGTTCCAGGTCTTCTGCGTCCACTGGATCTTGCTGTCGCCTGCCATCAGACCCCGCCCTTCTCAGCCGTCTCGGCGCGCTCGAACTCGGCGTTCCACCAGTCGGTCAGGGCCACGACTTCCTCGGGATCGCTGGCGTCCAGATCGGTGCGCAGGACGGCGGACTTGCGCCAAGCGTCCATGAGTTTCGCGGTCCCCTTGCCGGCGCACTCGGCCTTGAACTTCGCGACACGCTCGGCCAGTGCCGGCCCGGCGGCCTGCTGCTCGGCCAGAACCTGGGCGCCGGTCTTCAGCGGCGGCAGGTCGGGCTTGCCTTCGGCCATGGCGTCGCCGGGGAAGGATTCGGCGGTATCGTCGCGCACGGGCAGGCGATCGTCAGCCGGCGGGTCGGTGAACTCGGCGTCCGTGATCTCGCCTGTCTCGGGGTCGTGGGAGGCTTCTTCGCGCTGGCTGGCGTTGAACCCTTCTCCGCTGACGTTGGCGGCCTGCAGGCGCGCGGTCAGGCCGGCGGGCGGCGTCGAGACATCGCGGATGGGCTGATAGTCCTCGACCTCCTCGCGAAGCTGGAAGCCGCGCAGAACGTCCGCGGCGCCGTCCCGGCAGGCGAAGCCACGGGCGCGCATCTTGAGCATGCGCTTGGGGCTGGACTGCCAGGGCCCGGCCTTGCCCCAGAGGTTCGCCTTCTTCGCGTCGGCGACGCTGAACTCGCCGGGGAACACCTCGCCGTTGTCGGGCCGGGTGACCTCGCAGCGGGCCACCATCTGGTCGCCCTCGCCCTCGATCCATTCCCGGACCTTGAACCCGTGCGAGCGGACGACGCCGATCAGCCCGTCGCCCCAGAGGGCAGGGCGCCCGTTGATCACCGCAAAGGACTGCAGGCTCTGGAACGGTGGCATCCCGAGCTCGGCGCCGGCGATGATGGCCACCATGACCTTTTCGGGGCTGTTCAGCGTGTTCGGAGCCATGCCCGAGGCAGAGATCGCGCCAGCCAGGCGGAACGTCTCCTCGAGCGAGCGGGGGATGATGGCCGCGACGTTGCCGCCGGCCACAAGCTGGGCCTTCGGTTCGGGGCGGGTAGCGGGGACTTGGGCGTTCATGGTCGGGGTCCTATTCGACGGCGTGTTGATAGGGGGCGGCCTGCTTCATGGTTTCGAGGCGGGCGTCGATCGACTTGGCGGACCAGTCGGAGATCGACAGGAACTCGCCGTCCGGCTGCTCACCGCCCGGGCCGGGCCAGTGGTCGGCGTCGGCGCAGCGGGCGAACAGGCGCAGGGCGGCCTCGTTCTGGCGCTGGCCGCGGAGCAGGTCTTCCGGGGTCAGGGTGGTGACGCGGACGCACCACGGCGCGGCCTTCTCAACCCAGACCAGCGTGAAGGTCGCCATGTCGCGGCCCAGCACATGCCGAAAGGCCTCGCCGACGAGGGCGCCCTGTTGGTGGTAGCCGAAGTCAGCGATCGATCGGCGCAGGCTGTCGGTGCTGACGCTGACGCAGGTCTTGAGATCGGCGACGTCGACGCTGCTGGTCGGGATCGCGTCGGGCCGCGACTTGCACCAGACACCGGTATCGGGGTCTCGCCAGATCAGCGAGCGTTCCACGGCGCCGTCGAGGATCCCGGCCTTGACCAGCGGATGGGCGGCGAGAGACCGGGCCATGCCCGCGATGTTGGCGAGCTCGGCGTCGGTGATGATGGTCAGCCCGGCCTTGATCGCGTCGGCCTTCCACTCGCGGGCCTCGGCGGTGCGCCAGTCCTTCCACTTCTCGGGCCGGACGACGTACTCGGCGTCGAATCCCTTGCGGCCTTGCAGCAGGAGATGGTGGGCGGCGCGGCCCAGGGCGAAGTGCGGCCGCTCGTCCTCGTCCGGCTCGCGGTTCGGGTTCAGGCTGCTGTTCAGCCAGTAGTGCGCCGGCGACGACTGCCAGATCGTGCGCAGGCCGCTCGAGGAGATCGACGGACCGTCGCAGGGCTGGCCGTGGTAGCGGGCCATGTCGAGGTCCCAGACACCGTTCTCGGTGATCAGGGCGTCGGCGGGGAGGGTACGGGCTTTCATCAGGATTCCTCCCCCACACTCGCTTCGACGTAGGCGCGGACAGCGGCCATGATCATCGGGGCGATGTGGGCTTTGTTGGCGTCGGACATCGGCGGCTCGCGGCGGCCTTTCGCGTGCTCCCGACGGCTGGCGTCGTAGGCGTTCACGGCGGCCTGCAGCTGCGGTGGGTAGTCGGCGAAGGCGCGGGGAGCGGCCATCAGAAGGGGATGTCCTGATCTGTGAGGGTGCGGCTGGCGGCGGCCATGCGCTCGCCATGCGGTTCGGCGCCAAGCAGGGCGAGCTCGGCATCGACGGCGGCCTGCGCATGAGCGCGGCGCTCGCCGGTCAGCAGGTAGGCCTGACACCAGAGTCCGCGCAGCTGGAAGATCCAGAAGGCGCGATCGCCGGCGGCCTGCTGTGCGGGCGTCCGCTTCCGACGCGGCTCGCTGACCGGCTTGATCCGGAAACTCGCCATGTCAGGCTCCAATCCGTGAAAGGGTGTCGATCGCGCGGCTCACCGTCCGCGCCCTCGGTAGTGGCGGTCGATCAGCGCGCGGGCGGCGAACACGGCGGCGAGGCCGATGATCAGGATGAGGGTGGAAGCGGGGGTCATGCCGGAACCCCCGGAATGGCGAGGTCAGCCCGGCCGGTCGGAAGCCCGCGCTGGCGTCGGATGGCGTCGTTGCGGCGCTCTGCCCGCTCGGCTTCACGGACGGCTTCTCGCTCGGCTTGCAGGGCGGCGGCCCGCTGGCGGCGCAGGGCCGTCTCCATGGTCGCGGCGAGGCGGCGCAGGCGGCTGGCGGCGACCTGGCCCCGCTCAATGGCGGCCAGCGTCGCGGTGTCCCCGGCCATCGCGAGGGAGATACGCCCGGCCTCGGTGATGATCTCGAAGGCGAGGCGCTTGTCCTCGGCGGGGATGGCGTGGCGGTCAGTCATTGCAGGCGATCTCCTTCGGGCAGTAGCCCTTGCCCGCGCACTCGGCGGGGGTCCGGCAGAAGGGGTAGGGGGCGGGCGCGGGCTTGGGCGGCGGCGCGGTTGTCGGCTCGGCCATTTCAGGCTCCCGTGAAAACCAGAAGGATGAGGGGAAGGGCGACCAGCCAGATCAGGGCCGCAGCGACGTATTTGATGGGGCGGGTCATGCCGCGCCTCCCGTCATCGCCAGCTTCTGAACATGGATCACCGCCGACCGCTGGGCTGGGGCCAGTTCGCGCCAGACGGCGATCTGCTCGTCCGGGGACTTGTCGGCCAGCTCGCGGTCCAGTTCCTGCGCCTCGGCCAGAGCGCCGCGCACGGACAGCGCCCGCACCGTGGCATCGAGGTCGGCTTTGATCTTGAGCAGGCCGTCCAGCGCCACATCGGCAATGACGCCCATGGGCCGGTGCGCGTATCCGGTGCGCTCGTCCCGCGCCCGCTCGATCAGGTCTTCGACCGCATCGCAGATCGAGCCCAGCCGCAGGTCGTCCGCATGACTGGCAGCCAGCGGCTCCAGATCGGCGGGGAAGGGGTGGGCGCCGGCCCCAGGGTGGGGGGCATGGCCGGCGCCCGTTTCAGCCGCGCCCGAGGTGTCCGGTCCTGAACGCACCGGGGAGCGGGTGAAGGGGATGATGTTGGGGGCGCTCATTGACCGCGAGCCTTAGCGAGGGCGGCTTCGGCGGCGTTGAACTCGTCAAAGTCCGCGTTGTGCATGTCGCCGGTGATGTTCAGCAGGCCCTCAAGGGCGGCGAACAGATCAGGAGCGGCGGAGATCAGGCGGGCGTTGGCGATCTGCTCGGCCCCGTCGTAATACTCATGGTATTCGCCGTCATTCAGGCTCGCCACGAAGTCGTTCCCGCATCCGTAGCCATGCGTCCTCTTGGGGTTGAGGTTTGGCGCGCGGGAAACAACGTCGCAGCCGCTCGGGCTGTCCACCTCCCAAGGCCCCGGAGTCCAAGCGGGGGCGCTCACGCCGCACCACCTTCCGGCGTCGACGCCTCGGGGAACTGGCCGAGGATCAACGCCGCCTGCTTCAAGCAAGGCGCGCAGATCGTGCGGCTCTCGTCCGCCCACTCGCTCCTGAACTCGACCACGACCGGCCACCGCTTCTCGCAGCAGCTACAGGTCGGATAGGCCCAGCCCGCGTTCAGGATCTTGGCGATATTCTCGGGCGTGTTGGCCTCGCGGTTGAGCCGGTCGTTTGTCTCGCCCTTGGTCGTCCCGTCGGTGAACTTGTCGAAGTCCGACCAGCCCACGTATTGGGCACGCCAGCGCGTGGCGGCGGTCGCGGCGACCTCGACGGCGGTCAGGGGGCGCATAGGCCCGGTCTTGTGATCGACGGCGGCGCTCATTGCACGGCTCCGGATAGGGCGAGGGGCTCGAGGGCGACGGCCAGCACCCAGACCGCCAAGATGAAGGCGAGGACGGCGGCGGCTTCGATGAGCATTCTGGGGAGGCGGGTCATGGGTAGCCCCAGCTGGCGGCGATGGCGCAGAAGCGATCGAAGCCTGGATGGCCGGGCCTGCCGGATAGCTCCGAAAGTGGTGTACCGACTTGATCGCGGTCGCTGGGCGGGCGTGGCAGTGCGGCGACGATCTTCGCCCGCACCTGCTCGCGGGGGCGGCCAGCCGCCGCCCAGCCCGGATATGGGCCATCGTCAGGCGCCAACGTGCAGCGGAGCGTGTGGATCGGCCCGGCGACATAGCGGCCGGCGTCAGCGTCCCAGATGCCGAACTTGTGGCAGAAGGGGCAGAACCCGCCGGGATCGGTCGCCGTGGCGGCGAAGGTCCGATCCCAGACCCAACTCGCGTGCAAGGACACGTCGCCCTGTTCGACGACCCAGCCCGAGCCGCGCCGCTTCGCTTTAGCCGCCTTGCGCTGCAGCTCGGCGAGCGGCTGAGACCGGCGCATGGTTTCGATGTAGGCGCGGCGTTGATCTGGTTTTGGGCGCGTCATTGGCCGAGCCTCCGATGGTCGGGCTCAAGCGGATTATCCCGGCGCCGGTCGTCGGCTTCCTCGGCATGGTCGCACTCAGTGCGGACCCGCTGGCCGAGGTGCTGGAAAGCCTTGGCAATGGTCTCCAGCTTCTCTTGGTCCTGGACATCGTTGACCCGGTCCACGACCGCCTGCGATAGGCGGTTGCACAGGCGGTCGAAGTCCTTGATCAGCTTCAACAGGTCGTCGCCGAACTGCTCGATGGCTTCGGCTTCCTGGCGGGCGGTGAGTTTGGCCATCAGGCGGCTCCTGTCAGTGCGAAGGGTTCAAGGGCGGCGGCCAGCGCGCAGACCATCCAGACGAAGGCGACTACGACGCCACCCCCGGAATGGCGAGGTCAGCCGGGCCGGTCGGAAGCCCGCGCTGGCGTCGGATGGCGTCATTGCGGCGCTCTGCCCGTTCGGCTTCACGGACGGCTTCCCGCTCGGCTTGCAGGGCGGCGGCCCGCTGGCGGCGCAGGGCAGTCTCCATCGCAGCGGCAAGGCGGCGCAGGCGGCTGGCGGCGGCTTGGCCCTGCTCGATGGCAGCGAGGGTGGCGGTGTCACCGGTCATGGCGCGCTGGATGCGGCCGGCTGCGGTGACGGTCTCGTAGGCGAGGCGCTTGTCCTCGGCGGGAATGGCGTGGCGCGACATCAGGCCGCCACCCGCGCTGAGTCCTTGGCGGCCATGTCAGCGGCCATCTTTTCAAGCCGCTCAAGGATGGCGGAATGTGCGCGCGATCCAGCGCCCCAATGCGCCCGCGCTTCATCCAGGGTGAAGTTGCGGCACCCGGCGCAGACCCGCCACTCACCGCGAAGCATCACAGCGAACATTTCATAGCCGCGCTCGTTGGTCCCGCCATCAACAAACGGCAGCTCGGTCAGGGCCGTGCAGCCACTGGCGTAGACGTACTCGGCAGCGTCGGCCTTCAGCTCGGTCAGGGCCGTGCAGCCACTGGCGTAGACGGTCTTCGCGGCGTCGGCCTTCAGCTCGGTCAGGGCCGTGCAGCCACTGGCGTAGACGTACTCGGCAGCGTCGGCCTTCAGCTCGGTCAGGGCCGTGCAGCCACTGGCGTAGACGGTCTTCGCGGCGTCGGCCTTCAGCTCGGTCAGGGCCGTGCAGCCACTGGCGTAGACGTACTCGGCAGCGTCGGCCTTCAGCTCGGTCAGGGCCGTGC